CGGACAACAGGATCGGGGAACTGCCCTCTCCCGAGACGGGCGAGCGGTACGACGACGAGGCGCTCGCCGAATTGCTCGCGGGCCTCGACGGGGACTTCGACGGAACCGGCTGGACCCAGGAAGACCTCGACGCGCTCCTGGACGAGGAAGAGCCCGGCCCCGCGGGGGGGGGGCGGAGATCCGGACGACGCGCCGGAACCGCCGGCGGAGCCGCTGTCCGCTCCTGGGGACCTGTACATTCTGGGCGCGCACCGGCTCTACTGCGGCGACGCGACCAACCCGGACGACCTGAAGCGGGTCACGGACGGGCTCGGCGAGATCGGGATCGTCTACACCGACCCGCCGTACGGGATCAAGGCTGTGCCGAAAGACGGCGGGGTCAGTCGCGGCGGCTACGGGCCGGGAAAGACGAAGGATACGCGCGGAAGCGTCCGGATTCCGGCACAGCGGTTCGCCCAAGTGCTCGGCGACGAGACAACCGACGTGGCGCGCGACGCCTTCAACCTGCTCAGCGCTGAGTACCCCACGGCCCGGCATGTCTGGTGGGGCGGCAATCACTACGCAGCATCCGCAGGGCTGCCTGACGCCTCATGCTGGCTGGTCTGGGACAAGGCGAACGGCGAGAGCGACTTCGCCGACTGCGAGCTTGCGTGGACGAACCACCCTGGAGCCGTTCGCATGCTCACGCACATGTGGAACGGCATGCTCCGTGCCTCCGAGCGGGGCAAGCGCGTGCACCCCACGCAAAAGCCCTGCGCCCTTGCTGAGTGGGCCTTCAGCGTCATTGACCCGAAGGACGAGCGCAAGACCGTCCTCGACGTGTTCGGCGGCTCAGGGTCCACGCTGATCGCCGCGCACCGGACCGGCCGCACCGCCGCGATCGTCGAGTGCGAGCCCGCGTACGTGGACGTTATCGCCGCGCGGTGGGAAGCTGAGACAAGCGTCACTCCTCAGCTTGTACGCCCTGATGGCACCACTGAGCCCGTCTCCTTCACCTGACCCGCGTTCCGCGAACGCATGCACCCCGGAACAGCCCGAGGCGGTGAGAGCGCATGCCCGCCCGCCGCACAGCCGAGCAGATGGAACGCGACCACCGCGCTTACGACCTCTTCCGGCGCGGCCTGAGCTACCGGCAGGTCGCCGCCGAGATGGACTGGCGGTCTCCCAGCCGGGCGTTCGAGGCAGTGCGCCGCGCCGCCCGCGAGAACGCGTCGGACCCCCTTGAGCAGGCCGACGCCCGCCAGGCTGTCTACGACCGCCTCCAGGACTACCGGCGGGCCGCGCAGCGCGTCCTGACCGCACGTCACTTCGTGGTCTCACAGGGCGGCAAGCTGGTCCTCGGCCCCGACGGCAACCCCCTCGCCGACGGCGACCCTGTCCTTCGTGCCCTGGGGATGCTGCTGCGTATCGAGCAGGAGGAGAACCGGCTCCGGGACCTCTATCCGCCGGTGAAGTCTCGCGTCGAGGTGATCACCGAGGACATGGTGGACGCCGAGATGGCCGAGATTGCCCGGCAGATCGCGCTGAACGATGCCCGCGCCGCTAGTCCTGGCACCGTCTGAGAAAGTCGCCGCGCTCGCCGCGCTCCGCGAGCGCCTGCGGGAGCAGGAAGCCGAGCAGCTGCGCGGCCGGGACGTGTTCGGCCTGCTGGAGTACGAGCCGACGCCGAAGCAGCAGATCTTCCACGATGCCACAGAATTCGATGTTTTGTTCGGCGGTTCTTCCGGCGGCGGCAAGTCGACAGCCCTCGTGGCCCACGCGATCCGCGAGTGCGTCCGCTACCCCGGCATCCGTGTAGGCGCCTTCCGGCGCAGCTACCCGGAGCTGAAGGAGTCCCTGCTCGCCGAGCTGTCGACGACGTTCCGGTTCGCCGGGCCGCTCGGCGCGAAGTGGAACGGCAACGAGTACGAGCTGCGGTTCCCCAACGGCTCCGTGATCATGTTCCGCTACGCCGAGACGCTGAAGGACGCCACCCGGCGGCAGGGCGGCCAGTTCCAGCTCCTGATCTTCGACGAGCGCACGCTGGCCCCGGCGGACGTGATCGCGTTCCTGGAGTCACGCCTGCGGTCTGGTCGCCCGGAGATCCCGGTGCTCGGCATCCGCTCGAGCGCGAACCCCGGAGGCGCGGGGCACGGGTCAGTGAAGGCGCGCTACATCACCGCGACGAACTTCGGCCGGGACGTCGTCACCGACGAGCGCGGGCGGACAGTCCGGTTCATCCCGAGCCGGCTTAGTGACAACCCCCACGTCAACCCCGAGTACGCGGCCGACCTGCAAGCCCTCCCGGAGAAGCTGCGCGCCGCATTCCTCGACGGGAACTGGGACGTGTTCTCTGGCCAGATGTTCCCCGAGCTGTCCCGCGACCGGCATGTCCTCGAGCCCGTGCACCTGCCTGAGTCGTGGGCGCGGTACTGCGGCATCGACTGGGGATACGCCAACCCCTGGGCCGTCCTGCACGCCGCGGTCGACGAAGACGGCCGCGTCTGGTTTTACCGCGAGCATTACGCGGCCGGCGTCGGCGAGGCCGACCAGGCGCGCCGCATCCTCGCGTCCGAGGCCGAAGGCGAGCGCATCTCCGCCCGGTATGCCGACGACGCCATGTGGGCCTCCCGTGGCGACGCCCGGAGCGTCGCCGACGTGTACTCGCAGAACGGCTGCCACCTGACGCGCGCCGCGAAGGGCTCGCGGGTCATCGGCTGGCAGCGTGTCCGGTCCTACCTCGACGAGGCCCCTGCCTGCCCGCATCACCGGGCGATGGGCTGGGAGACGTGCCCGAAGCTGCACATGTTCTCGACGCTGCGGAACTTCTACCGGACGCTGACCGACCTGCCGCATGCCGAGTCTGGCGACCCGGAAGACGCGGACACCCACGGCGACGACCACCTGCCCGACGCCGCCCGCTACCTGCTGATCAACCTCGGCGGCGGCGCTCAGGGCTGGATTGACTGGGCGAAGAGGAAAGCTCTCGCCGCGGCGGCCGAGGCTGATAACCCCGCGCAGCCTTCGCGCCGTGCCCTCGAGGCCGACCCTGCCGCCGAGCCTGAAGCGCCTGCCGCCGAGCCGGAACCCCTCAGTGCCGACGAGCGCCGGCGGGCGGCCAGGAACGAGATGTTCCGCCAGCAGCAGCGCGCCTAGGACTGCCCCTGCGGCGCGGCGTCAGCGTCCCGGGGCAGGCTCCCGCACCGGGTCTTCCCGCCCGTAGAGCTTGCGGCTGTACTCCTGCTCTGTCATGAGCTCGACGTAGGCGGCCGGCCCCGGCTTCAGGCGCCATGCCACGCCCCATGCCCTCATCGCAGGCTCGCTGCCCTCTCCGGCCATGACGGCGTCCCCGAAGCGCGGCACGACGTCCATGTCGACGGAGAGCAGTACGCGGCGCCTGCGGACGAAGTGGACCAGCACCCTTCAAGCATCCCGCACAATCCGAGAGGGGCAGCGTGCCCGACGAGCAGGCCCCTGCATTCGGCTTCACGGGCAGCTGGCCGTTCAACGGCGACGTTTCTGTCGGCGGTCACCCGATCGGCACCGTCACCTCGTGGACGGTCACCGCGCCCGCTGACGGCCTCCCCGCAGTCACCCTGACCCTCCTCGCCCCGACAGCTCTCGCGCTGGCCCTGGCGCAGGCGGACGTCACGGTGGACGACCGCACCCGCGACGCCCTGGTATCGCTCGGGTGGACTCCGCCGGGGACCTGACGAGGGGGCGCCCGGCATGACGCTTCGCTCCCGGCTCGCAACGGCGACGCTCCCGCCGCCGGTTGTCCCGGTCGCGAAGGTCTTCGGCCCCGGCATTCCCCCGGCGATCGAGGCGGCTGAGCAGCGGTCGCAGATGGGCCCGCAGAGCCCGTTCAGCCCCGGTGAGCCGATCGGGCCGTACGACGGGTTCAGCAGGACGCCGCGGTCCCACGACTACGTCACGGGCTACAACATCGCGACGCGCCCGAGGGTGCACGAGCGGGTCGCGTTCGAGACGCTCAAGGGCCTCATTGACAGCTATGACGTTGCGCGCGTCTGCATCCGGCATCGCATTGCCAGCCTGCGCTCGCTGGACTTCAAGCTCGTCGCGGCAGACGGTTACGAGGGGGAAATCGCCGCCGAGGTCGCCGAGGGCAAGCGGGTCCTGAAGCGCCCGGACCGCAAGACCCTGTTCAAGCCGTGGCTGGCGAAGTACGTCCGGGGGATCCTGAGCTACGACGCCGGGACGCTGTACCGGATGCGCAACCGGGCAGGCCGGGCCGTGGGCCTCACCGTCCTCGACGGGACGATGATCGCCCCGCTGCAGGACTACTGGGGCAACCCGCCGGACGCCCCGGCGCCCGCGTACGTGCAGTACGTGCAGGGCCTGCCGTGGAACTGGCTGACCAGCGACGACCTGGTCTACGAGCCGTACGACCCGCGTGACGACAGCCTCTACGGGACGGCCCCGCTCGAGGACATCCTGCTTACGGCGAACACCGACATCCGCTTCCAGCTCTACTTTCTGGAGCGCTTCACGCAGGGGAACCTGCCCGCCGGGTTCGCGTCCTCGCCTGACAACTGGTCGCCGGACCAGATCGAGCAGTTCCAGGAGTACTGGGACGCGTTCATGCTCGGCGACCAGTCCCGCAAGCACCAGATCCGGTGGATACCGAGCGGCTCGAAGCTGGCGTGGACGAACGAGAAGGACTTCACCGACTCGTTCAGCCTCTTCCTGATGCGCAAGGCATGCTCTGCTTTTTCGATTGTTCCCTCCGACCTGGGGTTTACCGAGTCGGTCAACAAATCGTCCGGTGAGTCCCAGGCCGATGTCCAGCACCGCGTCGGCGACCTGCCGATGGCCATGCACATCCAGGACATCCTCACCGAGTTCCTCCAGGGCGACCTGCAGCTCCCGCTCAAGTTCGCGTTCGACCTCGGCGAGGAGCAGGACGACCGGGTCAACCAGGCGAACGCCGACAAGATCTACTTCGACATGGGCGCTGTCGGCTCAAGCGAGATCCGCGAACTGCGCTACGGCTGGTCCGACCCGGTGCCGATCCCGCGGACGATCATGACGTCCCGCGGCGGCCCCGTCCCGATCGCCTCGCTGCTGGCCCTCGCCGGAGAGATCGACCCTGCGACTTCCCTCCCTGAGATCGGCGCCCCGCTCCCGAAGGACGTCTTCGGGGGCGTGGAGGGCGTCCTGCCGGAGCCGCCGATCAAGGTCACGCCCCTCGCTGAGCGGGAGTACGGCCCGTCCGCCATGCCTCCTGCGCCGCCCCCTCAGCCGGTACTCGGGGACGACGGCCAGGATGTCGCCAAGGAAGGCGACGGCGGTCCTGCCCCCGCGGCCGGGATCACGGCGGAGACCGGGATCTACGGCTACGACCTCGACGACGGCCAGTACGGGAGCGCCGACGAGGAAGAGCGCGAGCTTGCCGGGCAGCAGGTCGCCAAGGAGATGGCCGCGTTCCGCCGCTTCGCGAAGGCAAGGCGCCGCGAGGGCGACTGGCGGGACTTCGAGTTCCGCTCGGTGCCCCGCGTTCGCGGCCACAACCTCAACGACGACGGGCGCCTCTCGGTCCGCAAGGCAGCGGGAGAGGTAGCGGTCGCGGGCCTCGCGGTCCTCGCGCAGGACACGGGCCGGGTGCTGATGATCCAGCGGGCACTTGACCCCGGCGACCCCGCAGGCGGGAAGGTCGAGTTCGCCGGCGGCCACGTCGAGAACGGCGAGAGCCCGCGGCAGGCAGCCATGCGGGAATGGCAGGAAGAGTGCGGCTTGATGTTCCCGGCTGGCGAATGGGCGGACTCGTGGACCTCGGCTGACGGGATCTACCAGGGGTTCGTCTACGTGGTCGAGCACGAGGCGGACATCACGCTGAACGACCGGGTAAGCGACCGGGCCGGGCGGTAGGTGGCGTGGACCCCGACGGCGACGTGATCGAGCAGGTTCTCTGGATCGACCCGTGCGACTTGCCCGGGAACCCGATGGTGCGCGACGAGCTCGCCGCGTCGCTCGGCGACGTGCTGCCCCTGCTCGGCTGCGCGCAAGGCGCCCCGGTACAGGGCGACGAGGCAACCTGCCCGTGCGGGACCCCGGTCGCCTACGACGAGATGGACGGCTGGCAGCACGCCGACGGCTCGGTCAGTCACGATGACGGCGAGTCGGTCAGCGACAAGATGGCCGCGGTTGCCAAGGCGGCGGTGCTCCCAAAAGGCCGCACGCCAGTCGGTAAGGCCACCCCGCCCGCGTGGCCCGGCTGGAAGCTCGACCTCCCGACCGCCGATTACTGGTCCCCTAAGGTCACCGCCGCGGCGCGGCAGGCGCTCTCGCGCAATCAGCTAGACGCCATCGCCTCCGCGTACGCAGCAGACCACCAGGGCCAGGACGGCAGCGCGACGGGCAAGCGCGACCGCAAGGCCGCCGCCGTCGCGTGGCTGCGCTCCCGGGGCGTCACCGTCCCCATGGGAGACGTAGCGCAGGGGATCGCCGCTGACTCGGTGCTGATCGGCGCGGCCTCGGCCTCGGCGGCAGCGAGCGGGAAGACCGACGCGGAGACCGGGGACTGGAAGCCGGGCGACGCGGCTGCGGCCGGGGCGGTCGCCACGGCTCTCGGCCTCGGCGCGCTGCTCACGGGCGGCGCGGGAGGCTCCGGCGGGGAACTGCCGGACATCGCAGGGGACATGGGTGACGGTTACATCGGCGTTGTCGCGCAGGTGCTCGCCGGGTGGGACGAGGACACCGCAGCCGAAGAGCTGGCGGGCATGCTCGCCGACGCGGTTGCCGACGGGGCGTACGCCACGGCGCTGACGGTCACGCAGATCACTGTCGTGTCGGGGCTCGCGGCGCACGAGTACTACCTGGCGAACACGAAGAGCCTGCTCCAATGGATAGCCGTAGAAGACTCACGGACCTGCCCTGCCTGCATGGAGAACGCCGCAGCCGAGCCGCGCCGCGCCGGGCAAGACTGGCCGGGGGGCGTGCCGGCCCCGCCGCAGCATCCAGGAGGCTGCCGGTGCGCGCTTGTACCGGTTTGGTTGTCCGACTCGCCGACGACCTAGCCGAGCCCCGCGAGCGCCGACGGCGACAGCGCCCCGGTTACGACTAGGAGCTTCTGGTTGCCGGGCCGGTTCGGGACGTGCTCGCTGCAGACGTCCGTCCCGCCTACGGTCGTGATCGCCGCGGTAAGCGGCGGGATGCCCTGCGGTCCTCCGGGCTGCAAGTTCGCGGGCAGGTGCGGGCCGGGATCGAGCTGGGCGGCGCGCGGGTCTCCCTCGCCGAGGCCGTACGCCTTCCCCGCCGCCGCGAAGGCCGCCTCCAGTTCCGCCCGGTGCAACGCCTCCCAGCCGATCCGCGCGGTCAGGCAGTGCGCGCAGAGGTGCTGGCGGGTCTGCACCTGGACCTGCTGGAGTACCGAGGCGAGGGCCTGCGGGAACTGGGAGAGCATCCCGGCGATAGCGGAAACG